AGTTGCCACTTTAAAACCAATAAGAGGCCTATTGTAAAAAACCTCCGGAGTAAACCGTGATAAAATCAAAATATTCATATATATTGTGTGTTAAAAAATCTATATATCAATTAGTATTATTAATTACTTATTGTTTTACATTATATTTAAACTATATCTTTAATTTTAAACTTTTTAAGATTTTATATTCCATTTTAATGCGCCCATTGATTTGGGTGCAATATGAAGGTATGAGTATTATCCAGTGCAACTCTGGAAACCTTCTAATGATTGTTTTTATTCATTACTCCCACAAAGAGCACTAATAATTTAGTGTTCTTTTTTATTTTGCTAAAAGGTGTGATTATATGGTAAAAAGATGGAAGGAAATAGATGAAGTTATAAAACCTACAATAGAAATTCCAAAGGAATTGTACAAATATGATGACATTATGAAGGAAATACCAAATTTTGATAAAACGGATGGAGCAAAGAAAGTGTATGAAAGAAAAGAATACATAATACTAGCAGTAAAGAAAGGATATGTTGTATATAACACTGAGAAGCCATTTATAAAAGGGCATTCTCATATTTATGGTTTTAATGTCGCTAAAACAGTGATAGATAACTGCATAAGAAAAAAGATGCCTAAAACTAGAAACTTGTATCTATTGACCAGTCATGCGAGGGTAAGTAATGATGAAAAATATATAAGATTAGTTCAGGAATTAATAGAAGCCAAGTCGGACAAAAGAAAGCTAAAATATAGAAATAAAAATATAAATAGCAAAAGGAGCAAATAAAATGATATTTAAAATATATTTAGCATTTGTAGCAGTATCGTTAATATCATTTGTATTATATTTTCTAAGAATTAATGAATATCTAGCAGACCAAGGATTGCGATGTGTAGCAAATATGTCTACTGTGAAATGCATTATATATTGTTTTGTGCCTTTATTTCATATTTATTTTGGACACGAGTGCTATTACTTTGGAGTTATAGCTAATGATGAAGAGTTTGAAGGATTTATTAATGGTGATTATTGAAAAATATTAATAGGGAGGTGGCATTAGGTGAAGCTAACTGAAAAACAAAAAGCATTTTGTGATTACTATATTGAGTCACTTAATGCTACTGAAAGTTATAAAAGAGCTTATGGATGTAACAATGATGCAACAGCTAGAACGGAAGGAAGTAAAAACCTTGCAAAACCTAACATTAAAAAATATATTGATGATAAAATGAAACAAATAGAAGAAGATAGAATAGCAGATGCTAAAGAAGTGCTAAGATACTTAACGAAAGGAATGCGACAAGAATTAGAGGAAGAAGTAGTTGTTATGGTTAATACTGGAGATTACACATCTGAACCTCAAATTATAAAAAAGAAAATATCTATAAAAGATGCAAATAAGTGCGCTGAGCTTCTCGGGAAAAGATATTCGTTATTTACTGAAAAAGTTGATTTAAATGGAAATGTAGGAGTAACAATAATTGATGATATAGGAAGTTTAGAAGATGAATAAAAGAATATCAGAAATTATAAATAAAAACTTTTATGAATTTTGGAAAACAATTAACTCTAATAAATATCTATTTCATGTATTAAAAGGTGGCAGAGCATCCGCTAAATCAACTCATGTATCGCTATGGTTAGTACTAGCATTAATGAAATATCCAGTAACTTGTCTATGTATCAGAAAAGTTGGTAATACATTAGCTGAGTCAGTATTTGAACAGTTAAAAGAGGCTATAGATATATTAGGCGTTAATCATGTATGGAGAATACAAAAGTCTCCGCTTAAATTAATATACATTCCTAGAGGAAACAGTTTTATATTTAGAGGGGCAGATGATCCAACAAAAATTAAATCAATTAAAATGAGTAAATATCCTATAAGCTTTGTATGGATAGAAGAGCTGGCAGAATTCAAATCCGAAGATGAAGTGTCAATAATAATTAATTCGGTATTAAGAGCAGAATTACCAAAAGAATTAAGTTATAAAGTTATATATTCTTATAATCCACCTAAGAGAAAGCAATCATGGGTCAATAAAAAATTTGAAACGCAATTCGTTGCAGATAATACATATATCCATCATAGTACTTATTTAGATAATCCTCATATATCAAAAGCATTTATTGATGAAGCTGAGGAAGTAAAAAAGAAAAACGAATTTAAATATAGATGGGAATATTTAGGAGAACCTATAGGCTCAGGAGTAGTTCCTTTTTCTAATTTGGAGTTTAGAAGAATAACAGATGAAGAAATAAAATCTTTTGATAATATTAAGCAAGGAAATGACTTTGGATATGCTACAGACCCTATGGCATTTGTTAGAATACACTACGATAGTAAAAAGAGAATGTTATATTTTATAGATGAAATTTATGGAGTTAAAATGTCTATTAGAGAATTAGCTTCAAAAATTAAATTAAAGAAATATGATGATTTCCCGGTAACTTGCGATGCATCTGAACCACGTAGCATAGCAGAGCTTAGAGAATATGGGATAAAAGCAACAAGGGCTAAGAAAGGACCAGGTTCAGTGGAGTTTGGGGAAAATTGGCTAGATGATTTAGAAGCAATTGTTATAGATAGTAAAAGAACACCAAATACAGCACGAGAATTTGAAAATATAGATTATCAAACTGATAGGGATGGCAATACAATATCTAAACTAGAAGATAAGGATAACCATTCGATTGATGCCACTAGATATGCATTAGAAAATGAAATGAAAGTTAAAAACAATATACAAGTATTTAAATAGGAGGTGATAAAAATGTTAGAAGATGGGCTACTTTTACAACGAATACAAGCTAAAATATTAAACAATCAAAGCAAAGTAGATACGATAAGAACTGCCAAAAACTATTATAATAATAAAAATGATATTTTACTTAAAGGAATAATACCAGAAGGAAAAGGCGAAGATCCATTAAGAAATGCAGATAATAGAATACCACATAATATTCATCAAATACTAGTAGATGAAAAAATATCATACCTATTTACATACCCTCCTATAATTGATATAGAAGATAATGAAGAAATCAATGAAAAAGTTAATCAAAGTTTAGGTAATGAATTTGAAAGAAAATTAAAAAATATTGGAATAGAGGCAAGTAATTGCGGAACTGCATGGATGCATTATTGGATTGAAACAGATGAAGACACAGGAGAAAGTAAATTTAAATATGAGGTAGTAAATACAGAAGAAATTATACCGATATATGACAATGGATTAGAAAGAAAGTTAATAAATATAATTAGATACTATAAAGTAAAAGAAGAAGTTTTAAATCAATTAAATGAAGTTACATATGCTTATATTGAATATTGGACAAACGATAAAATGATTAGGTGGAAAATGAAAGATAGCTTCACTAATACTCCAATAGAAGAAAGTGAAGATATAACACATACCTTAGGAGATGTTCCGTTTATCGAATTTTCTAATAACAAAGAAAAACAAAGTGACTTAGAAAAAATTAAAAGTTTATTGGATTTAAAAGATGTTGTTGTTAGTGGATTTGCTAATGATATAGAAGACATACAACAAATAATATATATACTTGAGAATTATGGCGGAACTGATTTAAATGAATTCTTATCAGATTTAAAGAGATATAAAACTGTAAAAACAGAATCTATTGATGGAAACAGTGGAGGATTGTCTACATTAAGTATAGATATACCTGTTGAAGCTAGAAATGTACTCATAGAATATCTTAAAAAGCAAATATATGAATCTGGACAAGGATTACAACAAGATATAGAAGTTACAGGAAGCGTAAGTGGAGTCGCTCTTAAATTTTATTATAGAAAGTTGGAATTAAAATCTGGTTTATTAGAAACTGAATTTAGAACATCTATAAATTATTTAATAAAGGCTATTTTAAAATTTTTAGGAATAACAGAAAATTATAAAATATCTCAGACTTATACTAGAAATATGATATCTAATGATTTAGAAGCAGCACAAATAGCTCAAATGTCTACTGGAATAATATCTAAGAAAACAATACTAGAAAATCACCCTTGGGTAGAAGATACAGTAAAAGAAGAGGAAAGGTTAGATGAAGAAAAACAACAAGAAGAGTCAATATTTGAACAACCTTATGAAATGCAACAAGAAAAACCTGCTGAAGTAGGTGAAGAAGATAATGAATAGTAAACAGTATTGGATAGATAGAGAAAATCAGAAACTCAATAAAGGCATTAAGGATTGTAATAATTTAGCTAAAGAATTAGAACATCATTATAAACTAGCAAATAAAGAAATAGAAAAAGAAATTAATAATCTATTTGAAAAATACGCAAAAGACAATCAATTAACTTATGCAGAAGCAACTAAATATTTAACAGGAAATGAGTTTAAAATATGGAGAACTGATATAAAAGGATATCTTAAAATGATTGAAGATAATCCGGAGCTATTATTAGAGCTTAATACTTTAGCTATGAAAAGTAGGATAACGAGATTAGAGGCTTTACAATATGAGATTGATAAACAACTCAATAAACTAAATATAGAAGCTGAAAAAGGCACTAAGAAGCTCTTAACACAAACTCTTAAAGATGATTATTATAAAAATGTATATAACATAAGTAAAGAAAAAGGATTTTTAGCAAACTTCAGCGGAATAGATAATAAAACTATTGAAAGAGTTTTGAGTTATGAGTGGAGTGGCAACAATTATTCGGGCAGAATATGGAATAATAAACAACAGCTAAGTAAAACAATCAAAGAAGAAATAACACAGATGTTAATCAGAGGAGAGAGTAGTAAAAAAGTATCACAAAGAGTTGCTACTAGAATGAATGCAAGCTATAAAAATGCAGTCAGATTAGTACAGACAGAGCATAGTTATGTTATGGAACAAGCTAATAAAATTACTTATGAAGATTTAAAAGTTGAAAAATATCAATTTCTTGCTACTCCAGATGAAAGAACATGTGATGTTTGCGGCAATTTAGATTTAAAAATATTTAATGTAAAAGATATGATATCTGGTAAAAATTGTAGCCCAATGCATCCTTCGTGTAGATGTACTTCTTTATTGTACTATGAAGATGAAGATGATGAAAATGACACAAGATTTGCAAGAGATAAGAATGGAAAAAGAATTGAGATACCAAGCAATATGACATTTAATGAATGGAAGAAAAAATATATTGATTAGGAGGAAATATGAAATTACAAGATACAATAGAATTAATGAATAGTGGTGACTTTAAAGATAGAGTTAAAGCAAAATATTATCAATTAGAAATAAGGGGTATGAAACTATAACTGTGGATTAGTAAGAAAACAAATGTTAGGAGATAATGTAATGGATAAAAAAGAAATAAAAAGATTAGTAAATAAAAGCATAAAAACAGAATTTATAAAGCAAATAATATTTACAATTATAAAAGAGTTATTTCTATCATTTGCACTTTATGAAACAATAAGTTTTATTTGGTACAGTTTTGAGATTATGGCTTATGGAATACACAACAGTCAAGCATCAATAACAATCATAACAGTATTATTTTATTTTATATATACATATATATATAATTTAAGAACAATAAAAAAATTAAGACATGAGAAAAACGAGAAATAAAGAGGCAATAGATAGACATGAATATACTAACTTTAAATAGTTTATAAAGTCCTTATAGGACTTATTTTTATTGTCTTTTTCATTATTTGTAGGTGTAAAAGAACAAATAACCTATTATTCATTGTCTTTTTTAGTATTTGCTAGACGTAAAAGAAGTAAATGCTACTAAAGTAATTCGACATGTAAAAGTCGTAAAAAACGTAAATTATGGAGGTATTAAAATGAAAAGAATTTTTTTAAAAGAGTTAGGAATAGATAGTGAAGTTATAGATAAAATCATGAGCGAACATGGCAAGGATATCGAAAGATATAAATCTGAAATAGAAGATTACGCTTCTGAGATAAAAGAACTTAAAGCTAAAACTGTTGATTCAGAAAAAGCTATACAAGATGCTATATCTAAAAAAGAAGAAGAATTGAAACAAAAATATGCTGATAAAGAAAAAGAATTCAAAGAAATGCAAAAGAAAGCTGAAAAGGCAGAGGAATATTCAAAAGAACTAGAGAGCTTAAAACAAGCTCAAAATGATAGAGAATACACAGAAGCTATAAATAATTATTTCAATGATAACAAGATTGATTTTACAAGCAACTTTGCTAAAGAAGCTATACTTAGCAAATTTAAAGAAAAGAAATTTGAATTAAAAGATGGTAAATTTAGTGAAGATGCTTCTAAATTCATAGAAGAACTTAAAAAGAGTGATGAAGGAGCGTTCAAAATGACTGAACCACCTAAAAATAATTCAAATATACAAACGTATCAATATACACCTAAGGGAACTAATACAGGAGATGTAGATTCAATGTTGTCCCAAGTCAATTCTATTTTGGGGCTATAAATTAAATTTAAAAGGAGAGGATAAACATGACAGCTATAAATACATTAGCTTATGCACAAATATTACAACAAGCTTTAGATCAAAAAGCAATACACACTTTATTAACAGGATGGATGGACTCAAATGCAGGACAAGTTAAATATGTTGGAGGGAATGAAGTTAAAATACCTCAAATGTCAGTTGATGGTTTAGCTGATTATAATAGAAGTGATGCTGGAGCAGGATATGTTCAAGGAGCGGTAACATTATCTTATAAAACATATACTATGAGTCAAGACAGAGGACGTAAATTTCAATTAGATGCAATGGATGTAGACGAAACTAACTTTGTTGCAACTGCTACAAACGTAATGAATGTATTTCAAACTGAAAAAGTAGTACCAGAGGTTGATGCATATAGATTGTCTAAATTAGCTACTACAGCAATAGGTGTAGCTAATGACACAAATGTTGAATATGGATATACTCCAGCAAAAGATACAGTACTAACTAAAATAAAAGCTGGTATAAAAGTAATAAGAGAAAATGGATATCAAGGAGAATTAGTAATACATGCTAACTATGATACAGTTACAGAATTAGAATTAGCTATGGCAGGAAAGCTAGCGGCAGTAACTTTCTCACAAGGTGGCATAAACACTCAAGTTCCAGCAGTAGACGGATGCGCAATAATAAAAACTCCAGCTAACAGAATGTACTCAGCAATAACTTTAAATGATGGAACTACTTCAACTCAAACAGCAGGAGGATATGCAAAAGCAGCAAAAGCATTAGATGTTAACTTTATAATAGTTCCAAGAGAAGTACCAATAGCAGTAACAAAACAAGATAAAATGAGAATATTTGACCCAGATACAAACCAAAATGCAAACGCTTGGGTGATGGATTATAGAAGATATCATGAATTGTGGGTGTTAGATAACAAGAAAAATTTAGTGTATGCTTGCATAAAAGACGCTAAATCTAGTTAGATTGAAGGTGTTCTAGATGTATGAGCTTAAAAAAGACAATGTTCATAGAATAGTTGAAACAAAACAGCAAGTAGAAGTATTGCTATCAAGAGGATATGAACTAATTGAAGATATTAAATTAAAAAAGAAAAAAGCTAAAAAGGGAGAGGATTAATGTCCTCTCTTTTTTATTGTAGGTGAAATTATGCTTGAAAATATAAAAGCTTTATTAAATATTACTAAAAATGATTATGACTCATTAATAGAATTGTATATAAAAAAAGTTACTAAAAGAGTAAAAGGATATTGCAATATAGAAGATTTTTCAGTTCTTCCACAGATAGACCAAGATGCTATAAATGAATTTATAGAAGATAAAGTAGCTAATATAATAGCATATAAACTAATTTCTCTAGGGGAAGACATAGATGGCTCAGGAACTTCTACTCCAGCTAATCAAGGAGCTATAAAATCTATTACAAGAGGTTCTGTAAGAATAGAATACAACTATGATAGTGTATCATCAGAAAGCATAAGCAATTCCAGTACAAAAACATCCCCGGAATTAACAGACGAAGAAATGAAGATACTTAATAAGTACAGAAAATTAAGATTTTAGGAGGTGTTATTATGGCAAGTGAAGCGGATATAATAGCAACTCTGTATTTTGATAACATGGATATATATAGAAAAGAAAAAGTTAAAAACCCTAATACTGGGATTACAACTATGCAAGAAATATTAAAATATTCTGATCTCAAATGTTCATTAGACAAAGGGAGTGAAACAACAGTAGCAGGCGAAACAGGAACAGCCTATATTTCAGCAGCTTATAAATTATTTTGCAGACCAACAGTAGACATACAAGTTGGAGATAAGTTAGTTATAACTTACAATGGAAGAACAGAAGAATTTGAGGCCGGCGAACCTTATCCATATAAATCTCATATAGAAACTCCAGTCACTAAGAAGGTGAGAGTATAATGAGTGGTTACAACTTTGAAATAAAAGGAATAGATAACTTTTTAAAAGATATAAATAATATCCAAAATAATTTTTATGGAGATTTAGAAAATTTAATTAAAAAACATGGAGTTTCTTTATTTACAAAAACTAAGATGAAGACTCCAGTTGATACAGGACAATTAAGAAGAAGTTGGCAATTAAAATATAAAAAAGGAGATTTATATATTCGATTATATAATAACACAGAATATGGGTTAAGCATATAGCCCATGTAAAACTCGGCAAATACGAAGAAGGCTAAGTATAATTATATATGCTAACATCGTGCTAAGATACTAGATTGCGAAAGGTTAGTATCCAGCGTAGAGCGTAGTAAGTGAATAAATATAATCTTACCAAGAGTGCCGAGCAATCCAATAAGGGTTGCTTTTTTATTGGATTGAAAATGTACGCCAAGCTGGGTTGGAATAGACCAACTGATGAAAATGAGGGAAACCTCCAGAGCATAGGATAAAAAGCCTATGGTTAATAACAAATGTATATGTTGAATATGGACATAGAATTGTAGGGAGAGATGGAAAAGTTAAAGGAGTAGCTGAAGGAGCTTATATGTTGAAAAAAACCTTTGAAAAAACTGAAAAAAAATTTATAGAAGATTTGGAAAAGCTATTTAAAAAATATGGCTTCAAATAGGAGGTGATTAAATGATACCTCTAAAAAGTATACTATTTGCTGCTACAAAAGCAGTAGCAGAAAATTTTCCGCAAGATGTATATATAGAAGATGACAATACGCAAGGCTTTGATAAGTCTTGTTTTTTTGTGCAAATATTGCCTATTTCAAGTTCAGCTATAACTAGAATATCTAACCTAAGAACTATATCAGTATCAATAAAGTATCTACAACAAGCAGGAGAAAGTATAACAAATATATATGATGCCAGTGATAGACTTGAAAAAATATTTGGAAGGACTTTATTTGTAGATGATACTTATCTGACAGTAGATGATATAGAAAGCAATATATATTCAGATGAAGTAGGTAGAATACTCGATTTCATGATACATCTTGATTTTGATGATATTAAATATTCACAATATACTGGTCCGTTGGATAATCCGGATAGCGAACCAACAGAATATGAATTAATGAAAGAATTACATTTACAACTTAATGAATTAAGAAATATAACAATAGAAGCTGATGATCCTACTTTGCCAATAGTGGACAAAGCTATTGTAGATATTTCAAAATTATTAGAGAATTAAAAGGAGAGTGAAATAAATGGCTTTAGGATTACCAAGTATAAGTATTAAATTTATACAAGAAGGTATTACTGCTATAAGCAGAGGATCCAGAGGTATAGTTGCGATGATAATAAAGGAAGAAAAAGCTATATCTCCTGCAACTATAGTTGATGTAACTGATATACCTAGTGATGTTACAGATAATAATAAGCAACTTATAACGAATGCTTTAATAGGAAATACAAGTGCACCACTAAGATTAGAACTATACATTATAAGTGGAGAATTAACTTTGCAGAATGCTTTAAGTCATTTTGAAAATACACAATTTGACTATTTATGCTACCCATCAGCTGTAGATGAAGATAAAACAGCAATAGTAACATGGGTTAAATCGCAAAGAAATTTAGGAAATATGGTTAAGGCAGTATTAGCTAATGAAACAGCTGATTATGAAGGAATAATAAATGTAACTCAAAGTGGAGTAGTTGTAGGAGAAAAAACTTATACTGCTGCTGAATTTACTGCAAGAGTTGCAGGATTAATAGCTGGAACAGATTTAAGAATGTCAACCACTTATACTTCTGTACCAGAAGTTGATTTGATACCTTATGAATCAAGAACTGAAACAACTGAAAAAGTAGGGAAAGGCGAATTTATTCTTTATAAGGAATCAGGAAGAATAAAAGTGGCAAGAGGAGTAAACAGCTTAACTACTGTATCTGATACAACTGTAACAGATATACAAAGTAAAGGTGATTTATTTCAAAAAATTAAGACTGTTGACATAATGGACTTAATAGCAAATGATATAAGAAAAACTGCAAGAGATGCATATATTGGAAAATTAAGTAACAGTTATGATAATAAAGTATTACTAATTACAGCTATCCATGGTTATTTTGATGGATTGATTAATGATGGACTAGTTGAAAAAAATACAGTAACAGTTGATATAGATATGGAAGAACAAAAGAAATACTTAAAATCAAATGGAGTTAATATATCTGCGATGAGTGATCAACAAATCAAAGAAGCTAACACAGGCGATCAGGTATTTATAGCAGTAGAATGTAAAATTCTTGATGCGATCGAAAGTATTAGCATTCGCTGCTTCATCTGATGCCATTGAGTAAATAAAATAGAGTATTTGTATAATATTTCCATAAAATGTCTATAATATAAATAAAGATATTATGGAGGTGTTTTTTATGGAAGAAAGATATGGACACTTAACAATTATAGAATCGACTGACAAAAGAAAAAATTCTTATGTTGTTTATAAATGTAAATGCGATTGTGGAAACATAGTATATAGAACCAAATCAAGTCTTACATCAAGTGTTAAAACATCTAAAAATGGCGGTCCTTATTGTGATGAATGTGCAAAAAAATCACAACAACAATTAGTTACAAAACATGGAATGTGGGCTAAAAACAGAAGACTTTATGGAATATGTAAAGGTGCAAAAGCTAGATGCGAAAATCCTAAAAATACTTCATATAAAGATTACGGAGCAAGAGGAATTAAATTTAAATTTAATTCTATACAACATATGTATAAATGGTCATTAGAAAATGGATATACAGATAATTTAAGTATAGATAGGATAGATAATAATGGTGATTATGAACCTTCTAATTGTAGATGGGTAGATATATATACTCAAGCCAATAATAAAAGAGATATATTACAATTTCACGGAATTAAAGGCACTAAAAATGTAGCAAAATACTTAGGAATTTCTGTTAGAAGATTTGCCAATATGTTATATAGAGATAAAATGACATTAGATGAAATATATGAAAAGTCTAAAACCGATCCACTATTCTATGCTACAAATACAGAGAGAAGATCTTTTGCACAAAGAAAAAGAAAAGATGAATGGAAAATCAATAAAGAAGAAGCTATAGAAATAGTTAACAATATAAAAAATGGTTCATCTATCAATAGAGAAGCTAATAGAATGAAAGTAGATTTTAAAACAATAAAAACTGCAATAAAAAGACTTGAAGATGGAATATATGATTTATAAACAATTTTTAAGGACTTAATTTTTATTAAGTTCTTTTTTATTTTATATAGGAGGTGTTTTTAGTTGAAAGCTAACAAAGTAATAAATGGTACTTTCGCTGAAGTTTGGATAAATGATGTATTAGTTGATGAAATATCGGCTTTCCAAGCTAAAATAGAATTTGACAAAGAAGATATAGATATCTGTGGTGAAATGATGACTCAACATAAAATAACAGGATATAGCGGAACTGGCTCTATGACACTTAAGAAAACAAACTCTAGAATGATAAAATTGTTAGCTAATTTTATGAAAGATGGTCTAGAACCGGATGTAACAATAGTTGGAAAATTAGCTGACCCAGGTAATGGAGGAAGTGAAAGAATAAGTATATCAGGAGTATCTTTTGATGATTTAACTTTATTTGATTTTGAAGTTAAAACATTAGGAGAAGTGGAATGCCCATTCACTTTTACAAAATATAAATTTATAGATTTAATATAAAAAATAATATCATAAAGGCTTTGGTGTTTCTAACTAAAGCCTATTTTTATTTTAGGAGGAAATCAAATGAATATAATAGATAAATTAATGAAAATAGACGCAGGGACATTAGAAACACCAACTGCTATACATAAAATGTATGTAAAAAAAATAGGCGAAGAACTAGAATTTGAAATACAAGCTATAAATGCAGAAAAGGCTACAGAAATACAACAGAAAGCTATAAAAATTGAAGATGGAAACGTATCAGACATAGATGTATATAAAACAAAAGTATTAACTATAATGGAAGGTTGTCCAATATTCAAGGATAAGGCACTTAGAGAACATTTTGATTGTGCTACTCCAAAAGAACTTATAAATAAATTGCTTCTTAAAGGAGAAGTAGAGGACTTAGTAAATGCAATAAATAATTTATCAGACTTAAAGAAAATAGAAAAAGTAGATGAAGAAATAAAAAACTAATTGAAACAGATAGTGAAATAGCAACAATGTACTATCTGTTTAAATATAAAAATATAATGCCATCTCAATATTATAATATGGGATTTGGAGAAAAGACTATAATAAAAGCATTTGTAAGAAAAGAATCGGAAGAGTTTTATAAGATATCTAAAAATAAAAATATTTTTCCTACTCTAAATATTAAATAAAAGGAGGTGAGATTATGGCAAATGATAAAACATTAGAAGCGGTAATAAAATTAAAAGATGAAATCAGCAAACCTCTTAATGAAATTCAAAATGAAATGAAAGACTTAAATAAAACATCTAGTGATGTAAATAGTGCTATGAAAAATGTACAAAAGGCAACTGGGGACACAGCTAATTCAATGACTGATTTAACAAGCACAATAAAAGATACTAATGGATCATTACAAGATACCAATAGTGCTGCAAATGAAGCTGCAAGAGGGATAAACTCTCTAGGAGTTATGGAAGCTGGACAAAAGATGATGGAATTTGGAGGAAAAATTATTGATGTAGTTAAAAACTTAATGGATTTAACAGAAGCTACTAAAGAATTTAATTCTCTACAAAGTAAATTACAAGGATCAACTAAACAAAATGGATATAAACAGAAAGATGCTAATAAAAATGCTGGACAAGTATATGGGTATACTGGTGATGATATGATGGCAGTCAATGTTGTTTCCAATTTACAAAAGATGGGGCTATCTCAAAGTGAATTAGATAAAACTATCAATGCTTCGCTAGCAGTATGGAGTGCATATGGAGATAGTATCCCTATTGAATCACTAACCGAATCGATTACTGAAACAGCACAAGTAAGTAAAGTTACAGGAAACTTAGCAGATGCTTTGAACTGGGCTGGAATAAGTGAAGATAGTTTTAATAAGAAATTAGAGGCATGTAAAACTGTATCTGAAAAAAATAAACTTATAACAGATACATTAAATCAAGCATACGGAAAAAGTAAAGAAACGTATGATAAAACTAATAAATCCATGATTGATTATAATAAATCTTTATGGGAATCACAAAAGGCACAAGCAGAATTAGGTTCAGCATTAGCACCTTTAAATTCAGCAATTAATGGAATTAAATCGGCTTTTGCAGAAGCATTAGCACCAGTTATAAAACAAATTGCGGATGCTATACAACCAGTAATTCAAAAGTTTCAAGAATTTATAAAGGAACATCCTCAATTAGTATCAGGCATAACAATGGTAGTAGCAGCTATAACAACTCTAATAGGAATTATCGGAACTATAATAGTTGTAGTAACAACGGTAAAATTAGCATTTGCTGGCATAAGTACTGTTATGGGAGTTGTATCAGGAGCATTTGCAGCCTTAAGCGCCCCAGTTCTAATAGTTATAGGCGTAATAGGAGCACTTATAGCCATAGGAGTTGCATTGTATAAAAACTGGGATACAGTTTGTGCAAAAGCTACTGAACTAAAGAATTGGGTAGTAAGTAAATGGAATGAGTTAAAAGAAGCTTTAGCACCAATTATTAATTTTATTAAAACATTAATTCAAAATAAATGGAACGAGATAAAAACAACTGTAACTGTTATATCAACTGCAATAAAAACAGTAGTAACTGCAATATGGAATGGAATAAAAACTGTAATAGGCACAATTGTAAGTATTATAAAAATGTTAGTTGAAAATAAATGGAATGAAATAAAAACAGTTGTATCAGTAGTAGGAAATGCAATCAAGACAGTAGTTACGAATGTATGGAATGCTATAAAAACTGCCATATCAACTATTGTATCAGCAATTAAATCTATAGTAGTAGAAAAATGGAATGCTATTAAAAATGCTATAAAAAATGCAATGGATGCTATTAAAAATACTGCTATAAATGCTTTTAATAATGTAAAAGAAAAAATATCAGGTGTAATTAGTGATATAAAAAGTGCATGGCAAGGATTAAAAGATAAAATCACAAATAATCCTATAGTTGCTACAGTTAAAAAAGTAACAGAATCACTAAGTAATGCAGAAAATGGAAACCATGCAGCAGGGCTTCGAAGAGTTCCTTATAATAATTATTTAGCAAATCTGCATCAAGGAGAGGCAATATTGAGCCGTAGGGATGCTGATAAATGGAGACAAGGTAAAGGTGATACTCCTCAAATAGTTAATAATTTCTACGGCATGACGATTAAAGAAGAAGCGGATATAGAAAAAGTGACATCAGGAATAGTCAGAAAACTAAATGAACAAAAAATAATAACTTAGTAAGGGAGGTAATATTGCATTATGGAGATGTATTTAAAAAATGATAAGCATATATTTAGATTTCCAATATTGCCTTCTACTATAAATGTACAAGATTATGCAATAATAAATGACAGTAATATAACAGGATTAGGAGATGTTGCAATATTTGGAGGTAAAGGATTAAGAACAATAGAGATATCATCATTTTTTCCAAATCCAAAAAGAAAATATAAATTTGTAAATTATTCTAATTATCCAAAACAATGGACCTGTGTATCTAAAATAAGAAGTTATATGAATAATGGTGAAGTAATGAGATTTATAGTAACTGGCACAGAAATAAACTTCCAAGCAAGAATAACTGATTTTACCTTTTCCCAACAAGATGGCACAGGAGATGTATATTATACTATCAATCTAAAGGAATATAGAGAAATTAAAATATCATCAACAACTCCAGCTAAAAAGAAAACTGATAACAAAAATAGGACATCTTCAAAAGATAAAAACAATAATAAAAATAAAACTTCAACCAAAAGTAAACAAACAATTCATACAGTAAAAAAGGGAGATACACTATATGATATAGCAAAGAAATATTATGGAAAAGGATCAAGCTATAAAAAAATAATAGAAAAAAATAAATCTAAATATCCTTCATTGACTAAAAATACAATAATTAAAGCTGGATGGAAGTTGGTGATATAATGATAACACTAAAAATAGTTGATAGAAATAATAAAAAAACAGATATAACACAGTTAGTAGAAAAAGTTACTTGGAGTGGAGATTATAAACAAGCATCAAGAAAGCTAGAATTTTCAATAATTTCAAATAAATACGATAAAAAAATACCAATAGTCGACATTAAAGAAGGCTACATGGTATTTTTTTATGAGGATAAAAAAGAATTATTCAGAGGATTTATATACAGTATAGAAAAAACTGCTGATACTACAAGTTACATGGCTTATGACCATGCACAAAAACTAGTTAATATTAAAGTTAATTACAACTTCAAGAACAAGACTGCTAGTCAAATAACTACTCAAATGCTAGATGATTATTCAAAATATGGACTTAAAAAAGGAAGCATTGTAAGTGATGGTGTTTCATGGAGCAAAGTATTTATAGGAGTAAGCATGTATGACACTATAATGAGTGCTTATACAAATTCTCATGCTAGTAATGGCAAAGAATATATGTGCTATGCTAAGGAAGGTGAGATATGCACAGCCCTAAAAGGAGATATAAAGTTAGATGTTCAATTCAAAGAAAAAGAAAATATAATATCAACAACTTATAAATCTAGTATAGAGAATGTAGTAAATAGAGTAATTATAGTAGATGACTCAGGAAATAAAATAGGAGAAGAAAAGAATAGTAATTCAATAGATTTGTATGGATTATTTCAAGAAGTTGTAAAAGCTGAAAGCCAAACATCAGAAACTACACAATCAGCAACATCTGAAATATCAACAATGGCAGTTTCCGCTTCTACATCTTCAACTACTAAAAACAACTCTTTTTCATTAAATACTACTAATTCAATAGCAAAATCTATATTTGATTTCTGTATAGGCAAAGGTTGCACTCCACAAGTTGCAGCAGCTATAGTAGCTAATGCAGAATGTGAAAGCTCATTCAATACAAGTTCTGTTAATAGTATAGGAGCAAGTGGATTATTTCAATGGTTAGGAGTAAGATTAGCAAGCTTGAAAAGAAAAGCTACTAAAAAAGGAGTAAGCTGGACAAACTTAAATCTCCAATTACAACATATGTGGGATGAATTAAATGGAGAAGATAGCACAACTAAATCATTGCTTAATAGTAAAGTAGGAGGAGTAAGCAAATTTATAAAGCTAACAGATGCTTATAAAGCTGGTTATTATTTTGGCGCTTGTTTTGAGAGAGGTGGAGGAAATACACTCAGAGGAAATAAATCAAATGCTTGGTATTCAAAAGTTACTATTGGAGGTAAAAAAATATCAAATTCAAATACATCAACAGATGTAACTGACAATAACCAAACAACAACTACTACAGTTATAGATTTAGAAAGTGCTAGAAAAGAAGCAAAGAAAAAATTAAACGATAGAGAAAGAAGTGCATCTTTGGATGGATATGGAGATACCACTTGTATTACTGGATATGGTGTGACTGTTACAGACTCATCAACAGGATTAAAAGGACTATTTTATATAGATACAGACTCTCATACTTGGGAAAATGGAGAATATAAAATAGCGCTTAATCTTAATTATAAAAACTTAATGAACGAAGTTGAAGCAGGAGAAGATGAAGAAAAACAAGAAACAACATACAATGATAATAATTACAATGATGGAGAAAAAGTATTAAATGGCAAGAAAGTAAAAGCTATTTTTACTGCATATTGGCCAGGACCTGGAATAGAAGGTGGAATATATCAAAGCATGGGTGGGAAATTAGACCCTAGCAAACGTACATGCGCTGCACCTAAGAGTATTCCATTCAGAACAAAAATACAACCAAGTGGTACGGGAAGTTTTATAGATGGTAAAACTTATACTGTAACCGACAGAGGTGGGAAAATCGTAGTTAAAAATGGTGTATATCACATAGATATATTAATGAGAACTGACAAAGAATGTAGAGCCTTCGGCATTAAACATGGATATATCATAATAGGAGATGGAACTGGATACAAAGAAGTCCCAGCTACTTCAAATTTACCTTTAAATAAAAAACAGGAAAAATTAATCTCTGTTGCAAAAGCTAAACTTGGAACACCTTATGTATGGGGAGCTTCAATAAACTCTACTACATCATTTGACTGTTCATCATTTACTCGCTATGTGTATAAAACAGCATTAGGAATAACATTGCAAAGAACTTCTAATGTGCAAGGCGAACAAGGTAAAAAGATAACAAGCACATCACAATTACAAGCTGGAGATTTAATTTACTTTAATACTTATTCAACAGATAGAGCAAATGGAATAACTCATGTTGGTATGTATATAGGAAATGGGCAAATGATTCATGCTTCATATAGTTATAAGAAAGTCATGATAGTTAATTTGAAATCATACTTATCTTACAGAGGAACAAAATTTATATGGGCAAGAAGACATATATAAGGTGGTGATCTAATGGAAAAAAATCCTTACAATGAATTTCTATCTATAATTAAAGAAACTTCTAAAAGTAATATAACAGAAAATAAATTATTGAATATAGGAATTGTTGTATCACCTCTTCCAAATTTAATAATTAAAACATCTGAAATAGAATTAGATAAAGATAATCTCATGATAGATAAATGGCTCTTAGATAGACATAAGGAAACACAAACATATACAAAAGGAGAACATACTCATAGTGGTGGAGGCCATGCAACAGGAGAAGGTGGAGGAGATGGAACGCATACTCATACAGGAGGAGAACACTCTCATAAATCTAAAGATTATGTAAACAAGCTGAATATTGGTGATAAAGTTGTAATGCTTAGAGAAGATGATATTTTTTATATTATATCAAAGGTGGTGAGTATAGATGGATGAAGAATACAATGATAGTTTTTATCCCTTTATTGACTACATTACTGAAAGTGTATCAGACATAGAATTAGAAGAAGATGACACATTGCCTTTGTATAGAGAAATAGCATGGGATTTCAAGAATGAACATCCTCTTGTTATTAACAATGAATTTAAGATAGTAGAGGAAAATGAAGCTATATGTGTATGGATATGGCACGCTATAAAAACATTTAGATATTATTTTTCAATATATTCATGGGATTTTGGATGTGAAATAGATACATTGCTAGGACAAAATTATACTCCTGAACTTACTAAAATGGAGGTTACTAGATATATAGAAGAAGCATTATTGATAAATCCTTATATATTAGAAATAAATAAACTTGAAGTAGATTTTGATGGAGATACATTACAAGCAGATATGAGAGCAATAACAATTTATGAAGAATTGGAGGTGAATTTTGTTGTTTAGCGAGCAAACATATGAAGCCTTAATTGAAAGAATTTTGGAAAATACAAGTGCTAATAATTTAGATACTAGAGAAGGTTCAGTATCATTTAACTTATTAGCACCATTAGCTGAGGAATTAGCGAAAGCTTATATCTCTATGGGCGATATACTTAATTTAGCATTTATAGAAGATACTTTTGACGACTATTTGGATAAAAGAGTTAATGAATTTGGGGTATACAGAAAAGACGGAGAAAAAGCAACTGGAGCTATAAAGGTAACAGGATTAGATGATACATTTATAGGCAACAGTACAATAATTACATCTAATGGATTAGAATATATAGTATTAAACGATATACTTTTACCAAATGAAGATACTCTATACGTAGAAGCGACAGAAATAGGATATAAATATAATTTACCAGCTGGGTCCACTTTTGGATTAGTAGAACCTATCGCTGGAGTTACTTCATTAATAAATGAAAGTGCATTTGAAAATGGTGTAGATGCTGAAACAGATGAAGAACTTAAGGAAAGGTTTAAATATATAATTCAAAATCCAAGGACATCAGGAAATGTTAATGATTATAAAGCGTGGGCATTAGAGTGTGATGGAGTAGGAAGAGTGAAAGTATATCCTCTTTGGAATGGCAATGGAACAGTAAAAGTGCTTATTATAGGTAATGACAATCTTCCATGCAGTGAAGAAACTGTAAATACAGTTATATCATATATAGAAGAAAAAAGACCAATAGGAGCAACTGTAACAGTTGATACTCCGCAGTTATTAAAATTAACATTTGATATTAAAATAAAACTAGATAGTGCTTATTCGTTAGATGATACAAAGGAACAAATATCAACAGTCTTATCGGATTATGTGAATAATTTGGAAGATGAAGATATTATATACTATAAAGCATTATCAGTAGTTGGTGATTTAGAGGCTGTAGATGATATAGTAGCATATACAATAAATAGCAAGCAAGAAAATATACCTGTCGGAGATTATTATATTCCTGTTATAGATACAATTACAATTTCGGTGAGCGAGGTGGTTTAGTTGGATTTAATCGATAAACTACCTTATTTTTATGACAATGGATATACTAGGCCTATTATAGAAGCTGAACAAAAAGAAAGAGATATATTAGTTGAAGAAATAGAAGATGTATTAAGACAAATGTATGTTTTAACTGCAACTTGGGGATTAGATTATTGGGAAAATATGCTATATTTACCACGAGGCATAGGAAAAACATATGAAGAAAGAAGAAGTATAATTTTAACTAAAATGAGGGGTAGCAAAACAACTACTATCGAAGTAGTAAAGCAACTTGCATACTCCTTTTTTGATGTTGAAAATGTAACAGTTGAAGAAGATAATGCACATTACATTTTTAATCTTACTTTAGAAAATGCAAAATTTGAAAGTAGTAATTTTTCAGACCTTATTAATGCAATTGAACTATATAAACCAGCTCACCTTAATTACTCATTTACTTTTGCTTCAAAGGGAACTGTAGTAATTAATAGTAGTCAGAGAATAGCATTATCTAAGTTGCCAGAGTGCAATACATTTAGAGTAGGTACTTGGTGGAAATCTTATTCAGACGGATATGGCAATATAGGAAAAGTAATACAAGCAAGAACTTATGATGGATATAGCAATTTACCTATTTGTGGATTATATAAAAATATAATAAAAATGTCAAAAGAGGAATTTGAATTAATACATAATCCAAGTAAAAATAATATTGTTGATTATGCTTTTGTTGATTATGCTGTCGTAGGGGATGAAAATACAAGCAATATTGTTGATTATGCTTTTGTTGATTATGCTATTGTAACAGAAACAGAAAGTATAAGTTCTAAAATAGGCGAATTAAAGATAGGATATAGCAAAATTTTATAACTGAAAGAAGGTGAATATATGGCATATAAAAAGAAAGTATGGAAAACCGGCGATATTATGAAACAAGAAGATATTAATAATATTGAAAATGGGATATATGAAGCGCATCAAGAATTGAAGAATCTGCATAATTATGATGACACAGAAATAAAAAATATAATAGGATCTGGAACGTTATCTACATTAGCAAAAGATTTAAAAGGTGCAATAAATGAGGTTTTTCAATATGCCAGTAATGGTAAAACTTTAATTGCTCAAGCTATTACTGGCAAAGGGGTAGCAACAAGTAATACAGATACGTTTCAAACAATGGCTACTAATATAGGCTTGATAAGTGGAAAGGTTACTGGGAAAATATTAACACTTGATAATAAAAAATATACATTATCTGAGGATGATAACGGGAATATAACTGCTACAATAATCAAATTTAGTATAACTAATAAATTAACTAATGTAAGTAATAGTAACTCTGCAATACAAATAGATTATGGGAATAGTTACTCTGCTACTATAACTGCCAATAGTGGGTATGGAATAACTTCAATAAGCATAACTATGGGAGGAGTAGATATAACTTCTACTACTTTTAATAATAATGAAATAAATATATCTAAAGTTACTGGAGATTTAATTATATCTATAAGTGCTACCGAAACATTAACTATAAGTAATATAGCAAACATAACACAACCTGCACAAACAGAATTCTATATCGAATATAGTACAAATATAGCTGTAGTAAAACATGAAGTATCATGGGATGGTGGAAATACGTTCTACGATAAAACAAGTGATGTTGTAGTAAATGGAACAAATTACAAATTCAAGCATGACAACCAAGGTAGTGCTGGAACATATAGTATGGCTATAAGAGTAACAACTGCAAGTGGAACTACTAAGACAAGTAATGTATTCACAGTTACTTTAGTAGATAATAGTGGATTAACTTTCACTCAGTATAAAAAACTTGATAATGGGGTAATTACAGATACTACCGATGGAAAATACTATAGCACAGTTGATAAAATAGCAGTAACTCCATCCGGAAAATATACACTTGATTTAAATCCTATAAGTTATGTTTGTGTATGTTTCTATAATAGTAGTGATACTTATCTAGGCAATGACTCAGGAGGATATATAGAAAATAATACATCAGACTGGTCAGTTGGGTCTTTATCAACAACAATTAATGTGCCAGCTGGTGCTTCATATATTAGAATATGTGGTACAAGTGGCGGTACACAAGTAACTGGAATATTGACTAAATCATCTTCTAGTACAAGTGCTTTGCTAGATAGCGATGGAGCTTACGTTATAGACGATTTTTCAAGTAACACAATAGATTCAAATAAATGGGGATATGAATTAGGATATGTAAGAAATAATGAAACCCAAAGATATACAAATACTAATGCAGAAATCAATGATGGCATATTAGCTTTAAGAGGTAAAAAAGCAAGTGACGCTTCTTGGACTTCTTCATCTATAATTTCAAAAGGACACTTTGCTTTTATGTACGGTAAAATAGTAGCTAGAGTTAGAGCCTGTAACTATAATGGAGCATTTGGAGCATTTTGGACCCTAGGAGATAGTTTCGAATTTGGTTATAAAGAAAATGCTAGCCCTGATACTTTAGGCGAATGGTGGGCTTACTGTGGCGAATTCGACGTAATGGAATTTTATAATGGCAAACTAACTTGCGGTACGTTCTTTAATGAAAAGGAAGAAAGTGGTCGTGTATGGTATAATAATTATGCCACTGGAGATTGGCATGAGTTTGCGATGGAATGGAATACAGATGGTAGTTTGATTTTCTCTATTGATGGAAATGAATTAAGCAGAACAAGTGCTACTGATAATAGAGCATTCCATATACCACACTTTATATTATTAAACCAAGCAATAGGAGCTAGTGGTGGTACTCCTGATAGTAGTACAACTGAAATAACTCAATATGTTGATTGGGTTAAATATTATCCTTTAAGTACAGAAAATGTAGTACTTAATAGTAGTGATTTCACAATTCAAGCAACAGATTTTAATGAAAATAATTGTGTAGTTAGAGCAACGTTTAATGACAACTGTATCAACAAAGCTTTAAGCTGGGAATCAAATAATGAAAGTGTTATTACTGTTCATAGTGGATTTTGTGTTGCAGCTAGTTCAAGTGGTTCAGCTACTATCACAGCAACTTCTAAGAGCGGTGTTTCAAAGAGTATAACATTAAATGTCAGCAATAACGCTATATCACATTAGGAGGTGATAAACTTGAGAACTCTTACAGATAAGGCGCTTAATAAATTAGCAAATTATTATATTAGCAAACTAAAAAATGTTAAATATACACTTGATGGAGAAGAAAAAGAAATAGATTTTTTTTCTAAAAAAGTAATAGGAAATACTGCTTGTGCTTATGTATTCTTTGATGAGAATTACAAAGGAAAAATTACAAATATAAGAGTAATAGATAAAGATGGGGATATAGTAGCACAAGACAAGAAAGTCTATGAAAGAACTACTGATAAGGCATTGTATATAGCATTTAAGCATGAATTTACGGAGGTGTAAAAAATGAGTATATATACAAAGAATGAATGGATAGACCATATAGAAGATGTTGATACAGGAGAAGTATTACAAGTTGGTACTTTGTATTGTGCTAGACTTATGAATCATATGGAAGATGGCATAGAATCAGCACATAGTGAAATGATTGTAATGGAGACAGCTGTAAAAAATATGCAAACAAAAGTAAAAGTATTAGAAGACAATCTTATAAATAATATGCCACATAACAATTTCTTAGAAGATTTAACTACTCTAGATGATATTAATATTGTTGATGGGATTTATAGTCCAATTTTAGGTAAGGTTTATTATTAGAAAGGAAGTGATTGGATGGCAGTAGGTGATATAGTAACTATAGGAGCATTACAAGGAACTGATAAATACGGAAATAGCAAAAAATTACAACAAGTTCCAAGTCAAAGTGCGCCCAATTTTCAGGATTATGCATTATACACATTTGTTGGTAATACAGATAGTAAATATGGTTTTAAATGGATAGAAAGTAAAATTGATGGTAAAACAGTATATATATCTCAAACTTTTGTACTTAAAGATGTATCTTATAATGAAGTAATCGAAAGAGCTAATATAAATAAAATTTTAAATATAAATGGTTCATTATATAATTTAAGGCTATTATCAAAGGATGAATTCCAAAATAAACTAAGCAGTACTGTATTAGACCAATTGGATTTTTCAATAACGTCTTCTAATCCTCTATATACATTAACATCTACAATATTAAATGGAACTAACGTTATCAATATTATATATAATAAAGATAATTATATTCCTTATATAAAAAGTTTATGGGGTGAAAATGATTTTGATCTGTATACCTCTTCAACTGCTAACGGATGTATACTTGCATTGGAATTATTAAATAATCCACCTACTATAAGTGGAGAAGATGAAAATTTAGGAAACAAAACAAGTTCATTTAGTATAACTTATTCTATATCAGATGAAGATAGTGACCAAGAATTAACAGTAAAAGAAAAATTAAATGGAAGTATCATAAGAACATTAAAAAATCCAACTCAAAATTCAACTTTAACATTTACAATAACAGATGAATTATTTGTTTCTCTTAGCATGAATACTACCAATACCATAGAAATAGAAGTTACTGACGGAAGTGCTACTACATATAGAAGATATACATTTGTAAAGACTAATTCAGCACCATTTATAACTTATACAGGTCAAACAGATTTAGGGCAATTAACAACTAAACCTAGTATTACTTATTCAGTTAAAGATAATGAAGGAGATGCAATAACTGTAACTGAAAAATTGAATGGTGAAGTAATAAACCAATTTAGTGCTACTACAAATACAAACTATACAGTAGGAATAACTGATACGTTCTGGCTTACTTGTGGATCTAATACAAATACAGTAGAAATAATAGCAAGTGATGCTCTTGGTGGAAGTAGTTCAAAGACTATTACATTTTCCAGAAAAATAACAAAACTACAAATAGTTATGAAAAATGCAATAGAAACAGATGCAAAAGCAACAAAGATATTAGTATCCCCTCAATGGACCACAACTGGAGGAGTTGGAAAAGTAGAAGTATGTAACAATGGATTTGACTCTGATCCTACATGGGAAGATGCAACTACTATGGTAGTACTTAATAGACCTCATTTATTTACTAATACAAGCAAAACTGCTTCCAAATGGGGAATAAAAATAAGAATAACAGTTACAAAGAATCAAGGATATGATGGAGAAGTTGCAATATTTGGATTTGGAGGTGCCTATGAGTAATGAAAGTATTTCATGAAAAATCATTGATAGAAATAAATAAGGAAAAAGAAGAAAATGGAAAACTAAAAAAGGAAGTTGAAGAATTAAAATCAGAATTAGAACTAACTCAAACTGCATTGAATGTTTTATTATTTGGAGAAGAAGGAGGTGAATAAGAATGGCTGGATATTTAGCATTACAAATAATGAAAGGTAACCTTAGTTATGCAAAGGTTATGAGTAAGTTTAGCAAATATAAAGAACGAATAGACATTATATTAGTAGCAGAAGGCAGAGAAGATTTAATAGAAAATTAATCTTCTCTTTTTTATTATCATTTAAGAGGATCTTCATAGGTCCTCTTTTTATAAGGAGGGATAAAATGTCTTATAATAAAAAAGTATGGAAAAGCGGAGACAGAATTACAAAAGAAGCGTTAAACAATATGGAAAATGGTATAGAGGCAGCACATCAAAATTCAGGTGGAAGTGGTACATCCTATGATGATACCGAAATAAAAACTGATATAAATACTATTAAAACTGATTTAGGTACTGAGGAATTAACTACAACTGCTAAAGATGTTAAAGGTGCAGTTAATGAAGTTGCTGCACAATATAAAGATATTGCGAATGAAATAAAAAATTTAAATTATAATTATGATTTATCATTTACGGAAGTTCCCACTCAACCATCATACAATGATGAATATTTATCATGGACAAGTGAAGATTTCTTTGCTAAATTTTATGATGGATTTGTAGAAAACAGTAATGATAACTATAAGGTTATAAAAACTTTATTAGGAAAAGATACATCAAATACTTATAATATATATAAATATGTATTCGAACCTAAACATTATGAACAAACAATAATATTAACAAGTGGGATGCATGGATATGAAGAAACGGCTCCTATTGCAGTAGCAAGATTAATGCATCATGTCGTAAATAACAATCAAAATATGGATATATATAAATATTTAAAAAATAAAGTTAGAATTGTAGTTATACCTCTTGTTAATCCTTGGGGATTTAATCAAAATCCTAGAAAATATGGAACAGTAACTGGAGTAAACCCTTCTCGAAATTTTGATTATAACTGGGATAGTTATGCATCAAGTGGTAGTGAGTGGGATTTAAAAGGCTCAAGTGCATTTTCTGAAAAAGAAACTCAATACATGAGAGATACTTATTTATTATACAAGGATGATATTAGTTTTACACTTGATTGTCATACTGGTAGAGGATGGACTAAAGATGTATTTGTATACTATGTGGAAAGTGACAATATTTTAAAACCTAAATTAATAGAAGCTGCAGCATGGCTAAATAATAGGATAAAAAATAAATATAATAAAACTACAGACAACGAAATAATGCAAACAGATAGAGCATTAAATTTATTATGGTTAAACAAAATACAAAACATTCCGTCTGGTACTGTTGAATTTTCACCCACTTTATATAGTTCTAAGGAAAATGATAGTGTAAATGTAACGGAGTATCTTACAAATTTAACTAATTATATAGCATCTGGACTACAGATAAAAAACTCAAATAATACAAATACAATTGACACTTCAAAGTTTGCGACCAAAGAAGATTTAAATAATGTAAATACTGAAATTAACACTATTAATTCTAATATACCTTTTTCATTTGTTCAAATAACCAAAGACGCTTATAATTCTTTAGCTAAAAAAGTAATAAATAGGGTTTATTTAGTTGAAGGTTATGGAGTGTATTTAGGAACAACTTGTATAATAAGTACGGATAATCAACAAGGTGGCGGAGAAATAGTCACTCCTGACAAAACTAGATTATTAGCAAGTGTAAATTTAGCCAATGGAAATGTAACAGATAAAAGTGGTAACAATAATAATGCAGTTTTAAGTGGCACATATACAACTGATTCAGAGGGAATAATATTTGATGGTAAGGACGGTGTAATAGATACTGGTTTAAAATTATTACAAGGTGATGATGAATTTTCAGTTATCTATACATTTATGCCTTCAAATATATCAGATGGTGTTTCCCGATATGTAATATCACAAGGAAATGGTTCAGAAGTAGGTTCATTATTACATCAATTTAGTTCAAATATGAACGGTCTTAAGATTATTAAGAATGATTCACCATTAACTTTTTACTTTGATTTCGGAGATTCTGACATTAGAACTAATAGTGATTATATCACTTTAGCTGTAAATACTAAATATACGTGTTGTATTACTTATAAAAATAATATATTAAGTTATTATGTAAATGGGGCACTTAGGGCAACTTATAACGGACAGATACAATTTGCAAATGCTAATTTTCTCTTAGGCAATAGAAGTGATAAAATAAGAGGATTCAATGGTAAATTATATAGTTATAAAATATATAATTCGTGCTTAACAAGTGAATATATAAATAAAATTTACAATGAAGAATAGGAAATATCTAAAATTTTATAGTTAAAAAGATATTTTTAATTAGTTTACAATTTAAAAATATTACAAACTACACAATATGAATCAATTGCGTAAGATATATGTTTATAAAAAAGAAGTCATGTTAATACTTTCTAATAAAAAGGAGTGTTGGCATGGCTTTATTATATATAGCATTAGTATTATGTTTAATAGGCATATTAATAGGTATTCTGTCTATAATAGGGATAATTGTACTTTATAAATCAATATAGAAAGTTAAAGGACTTAATTAATTTTAGGTCCTTTTTTAATACAAAAAAAGGGGTGATATTATGGATTTTCATTGCTGGAATGAACAAGGATGTACAGTAGAATTAGATGAAAGGGAGAAACAAGCATATATAGATTATGTTCAAAAGAAAAATCCAGGGCAACAAATTAAAAGTTTAATTGTAAAATTGGATGGAGATTATGTTGATTTGAAATATGAAGTAGTTCCAATTCCATTCCAAAGAATTCGCAGAATTACAGGCTATCTTTCAGAAGTGAAACAATTTAATGATGCCAAACAAGATGAATTAAAGGATAGAGTTAAACATAGTTAAGAATAGAGGTGTTGTCTATGAATACAGAAATAATTGTTGCAATATTAGCATTAATAGGAACATTGGCTGGTTCGTATTTTTCTAATAATAAAAATACAGCGGTAATTAATGAGAAAATAAAAGATTTAAAAGAAGATATACAAATTTTATCAAACAGGGTAGATCGTCATAATAATCTTATAAGCAGAATGAGTGTTGTTGAAGAAAAAATAAAGGAATTAGAAAATAAAGGAGAGAGATAAATGTTAGATTTAAGTGTTGTAAGTAACTATTTAGTAGTTGCAGTAATATTAGTATGTTGTTGTATTGGATATGTAATAAAAACAAGTTTAGATTTTATACCTAATAAATATATACCATTAATCATGGCCTGCATAGGAGTGGTTTTAAACTACTTTATAGCAGGCTATTTTAATGTAAATGTATTACTAGGAGGAATGTTGAGCGGTTTAAGTTCTGTAGGACTTCATCAAGCTTTTAAAAATTTAATTGAAAACAAAGAAGGTGATAAATAATGAAGACTAAAAATGGTTTTACATTATTAGAAAATGAAAAAGATGTAAAGGAATGGTTATCTAAGCAAAAGGTAACTAGAACAATAAATAAATTACAAGTACACCATATGGATTTACCAAATTATAGTACATGGGAAAAAACTGATAAAAAAGTATTTTCAGAGCCACATTTTGGAAGAACTAAGTCATTAGATGATTATGGAAAAAGAACATGGCATTATAGTGATGGACACGGTCATTATATCGCTCAACATTTTAATGTTTTTTTAGATGGGAAAATAACAACTGGTAGAAACCTTAACAGTACTCCAATCGGTATTAGAGGATGGAATACAGGTGCAATTTGTATAGAAATATATGGTTGCTTTGACAAGGGCAAAGACAAAATGACATCCGCACAAAAGAAGGCAGTTATATATCTATATGGAGAGCTATGTAAAAGATTCCATATCCCAGTAAACACTACTCATATAAGACCTCATTGTTGGTTCACTGCCGGTGGTACTTACTTAGGTAAATATAATTCTTCAAGAAGTGCTAAAACTTGTCCTGGTACTGCATTTTGGGGATATGGATGTTCTCCTGACGGATTTGCTCACTTCATAAAAGATGTAAAGAACTATGTAGAAGGGAAAAAAGAAGAACCTAAGAAGGAAGAAACTAAATCAACTACAAAGAAATTTGAAATAGTAACACTTGATAAACTTAATATAAGAAAAGTAGCAGATTGGGATGCAGATCCAGTTACAACAGTTAAGAAGGGGCAACATCTACAAGTAATAGATATAGTAGATGCTCAAACTGGAGCCACTAAGATGTATAAATTAGAAAGTGGTTTATATATAACTGCATCTGATAAATATGTAAAGAAAGTATAATAAAAAGGCTGGTAGGGATTATTTTCCTTACCAGCTTTATTTTTATTGGGTATATAACTTTAAATTATGTTAAGTATAGGATGTTCATTTTAACCCATTTCTGCTTTTCTGCTTACTTTTTCAATTTCTAGTTTTTTAGTGTTTGATTTAAATTTTAAATATTCATCAAACATCTTAGATAAACATTCATCTGAACATATATCATATATATGCAAACTTTCCCAAGAATCATTGCCCCAATCTCCATGGCTTGTTGTAACTTCATAATAATATTTACTATTTATTTCTTTTTTACATACATCACATATAATTTTATCTAATATTTTTTCATTTTTAATTATTTCTTTTTCAATATATTTTTTCATCAGATATTTTCCCCCTTACCAGCTTTATTTTTATTTATCTTGATTATTGTCTCCTTTAACATTATAAACATCATCTTTTGATTTAGCTTCATTAACTATATAATGTCCTAACATTCTAGGTTGTTTTACTGCACTATAATCATCAGTTATCCCTTGACCTCTTCCGTTTACTAAAATATAATTACCTTCTATTGGTATATTTGGTAATGTTCCTTCTCTAAAGAATACTAATACACTATAAAAATCATCTACTGTAATTCTAACTATCCATGAACCATATCCATATGGATTATCTTTAAATGTTTTTTCTTCTACTTGACCCATAACTTGTATATTTTTACCATTATATTTATTAGGATTAGTATCTAATTCATTCCCACTAACTTTCATATATGACTCATCTTTATACATTTCTAGCAATTCTTCTTGAGTGTATTCTTCAATTTCTACAGATTTATTATCATCTTCCTTCTTAACTGTTTCCTCTTGTTTAGTAGATGATGTTTCAGTAGTGTTTTTTTCTTCTCCTGAATTTCCAAATATACCTATTATAAATAATATACCTATAATAGTTGCTATTTTACCTTTAGTACTCATTTCTTTAAATTTGTTTAATAAACCTTTCATACTAACATCCCCCTTAATAATTTATATTTTAGAATTCTATTTTGCTTCTATTAACTCCGTTAGCATTAATTCCAAATTCCCATCATCTTCATCAAAACCCCATACTTCTAAATACTCCGCATTACTGTCTTTATGTCGCCATATACATTCTAAGTAAAAAATAACATCCCCTATATATATTTTGCAGCATTCTACTTTTTCTTCAAAGGTTTCGCAATCATATAGGTCGTATATTTTTCCTCCCCAACTGTTAATCATATTTGCGGCAGCCACTAATGTTGTTTCATTAGCCATTAAATAATTGAATATATTTTTTCTTTGCGTTTCTTTATCCATTTATTTCACCTCTAACTTATTTATTTTTTTATTATTCTATTTTTAATACTGACTTAAGTTAATTGCTGCATTTAAGTCTCTATCCATTGTATGTCCACATTCAGGACAAGTGAATGTTCTATCTTTAAGTTTAAGTCTATCTTTGCCTGTTCTTGTATGTCCACATTTACTACAAGTTTGTGAACTAGGATACCATCTATCAGCCATTACTAATTCTATGCCATATTCTTGTGTTTTATATTGTAATTGTCTTTGGATTTCAAAAAATCCTTGTTTGCCTATCGCATCTGATAAATGCTTGTTTTTCATCATTCCTTTTACATTTAAGTCTTCTATTACTATCTTTTGAGGTTTCTTTTCTACTAATTGATGTGTCATTGTATGTCTATAATTATTTCTAATATCTCTTATTCTATGTTGCAGTTTTAAGATTTGTTTTTCTAATTTGATTATATTATTAGTCTTATGATATACTTTTCCGTCTTTATTCATATCATATTTTTTACTTACTTGTCTTTGTAATCTTTTTAATTTCTTCTCTAATTTCTTCATCTCAGCAGTTTTGTTAATATTCTTATATACTGTACCATCACTTACTATCGCTAAATCTTTAATTCCTAGGTCTACACCTAATACAGTTGGATTTAATTCAGGTTTATAATCTTCTTGTTCTACTCCTACTGATATGTACCAATGCAATCCATCATATGTCACTCTTGGATTAGAGTATTTTTTTACAATAGGTATATAGTTTTTTCTACTTAATTTGACTATTCCTATTTTAGGAAGTTTGACTTGATTTTCAGATATTTTTATAGCTTGATAGTTTGGAGCGAATGCTGGAGTTGTTTTATTTTTGCTCTTAAATCTTGGGTAGGATTTAGCATTGCCCTTTTTTACTTCTCTGAAAAAGTTCTTAAATGCTGTACAAGCATCTGTATAAGCCGTAACTAGCACCATGCTATCGCAATCTTTAAGCCATACATTTTCTTTTTTATGAGCAGTTAGATATTTGCTCATCCCCATAGCTGATATGAATTTTTCACCTTTTTCATATCTTTCCTTTTGAAAAGCTATTGTCCAGTTGTATACATATCTTGCACATCCAGCTTGGGAAAACATTTGTTGTTCTTGTTGTTTATTAGGTTCTAATCTAACTTTATATGATTTAATCATTTCTTTTTCCTCCTATACTTGTTATATTTACATTTGTACTATGATAGCGCCTTATCGTTTCAATACTTGTTATATTGTATATCGAACTTGTACGCTTTCACAATAGATGGAGTAAATGAATTAACACATCGTTCCAATACTTGTTATATTGTATATTACATTTGTACATATATAAAAGTAATAGCTCATATATCACTCGTACTGTTTCAATACTTGTTATATTGTATATTACATTTGTACTTGTAAAATCTGATGGAGGGAATTCTCTCCTTTCATCAGTTTCAATACTTGCTATATTGTATATTGCATTTGTACAAGAAAATAAGATTGAAATTTACTGATATAAAGTCAAGTTTCAATACTTGTTATATTATATATTGAACTTGTACTAAAAAGACCACAGTTTGACACTGTAGCATCTACTGTTCCAATACTTGTTGTATTGTATATTACATTTGTACATTGAAATTACTTAGCTTCAATGATAGAAAATACTCAGTTTCAATACTTGTTGTATTGTATATTACATTTGTACCTTTATGGACACTTTTAAAAATATAACTTTTATGGAGTTTCAATACTTGTTGTATTGTATATTACATTTGTACTCATGCAACTTGTAATACAGTAATACCAACAGATATAAGTACTGAATAATAATTGTACTAGTTGATATACAAGTACTTTTTATTAAGTTTTCAAGGTATCAACATATATCTGTACTAGTTGGTATTACTACAATATAAGTTACAAGCATTGAAAATTATAATAAATTTCTAATAACAAGATTGTATTAGTATTGTATTAGCACAAGTGCAATATACAATATAACAAGTTTTCTTATTCATCGTGCCCTCTTTTGCTTAATAGCTACTCGAGTTTGTATGGCACTCCAAAGACGTAAATTCGGGTTTGAACATCCCTACATACCGAAATAATCTTTTAAGTGATTATCTTTCGGTTTTTATTCTTTTGTTACTATTATAATAGCATCTTTGCTATCATAATGCAAGCACTTTTATTTATTTTTATTAAAATATTTTTAAAATGCTATCACTATGCTATAATAGAAATAAAAAAGGAGTGATTTTATGGCTTTAAAAGAAAACATGACTAGAATAACAGTTAATATTGATAAAGATAAATATGAAAAAGTAAAAGAAATGGCGATGAAAGAGGGAAGAGCAGTAAGTAATTACATAAATTTTTTAATAGATAAAGAAATAAAAAAGAACCAAGAGAAGTAATTTCCCTTGGCTCTTTTATTATTAGCAATTATAATATTCATTTTTTATATTATTGTATCTCTTTAGAAGAATATCATTTTCTCCCCAAAATCTTGCTTCTACTTGGTCAATATCAACTTTTTCCTTACAAATTTCTCTAAATAGATTAATTGCACTTACATAATCAGTCCAACCACTATATAGTTCTAAACCTTCATTATTTATCCAACTAACTTGAAAATTATTCATTTATTTGCCCTCCATGTCTTTTAATATTATATTTACAAGTTCTTCCTTGGTAAAATCATCTCCTGGATAATATCCTCTTGCATCATAGAAGTATTCTTTTAACATTTCCATGCTAGTTTTTTCTAACATTTCTTTCATTTTCATATCCTCCTTTTTCTTTTATAGTAATATATATGCAAGAGTTATATAAAAATTGCATAAATTTATATAAATTTAAAATAATTTTTTATTAATTTTATGTAACACTTATAGAAAAATTACATATATTTATACAAAGAAAATAAATAGAGGATTTCAAGAAAAAATAAATAATATATAAATTATACATTTTTTAGGTAATAATTGAATAAAAATTAGTGAGGTGAGATTATGGCAAAAGAAAAACCAACTATTATAAATATTTCATTTAAAAAGAATACACTTGATGATACCATGCTTTTAGATTGGCTCCAACGTAAATTTGAAGTGTATGGCAAAAGCAACTATATAAAACAAGTTCTAAGGAAAGAAATGCTAAAAGAAATAAATAAAGAAGATTAAACAAAAGAAAAAGCCGAGAACGAATATCTCAGGCTTTTTTATTATATTAAAATAGAATTTTTTCTATTATATCTAGAGCAATAGCACACCCAAACCAAAATATAGCTTCACTCATTATAATTCACCTACTTGCGATTTTGTGTAATCTTATTATTTACAATTTAAGGAGGTTTATGCATGGAAACTTATACTATAAGTGAATTTTTACACAAAGATAAATATGATCTAAATGCCATAGATAAATTTATAGGAAACTTAAAGAAGAATAAAAAAGAGTATGCTAGATTAGTATTTTTATTGGCTATTTCTATTCCAAAACCTATATTCGCTCAAAATAATGATATGGGATTAGGAGATGTTGCCTATGAAATAATTCACATGGTCCTTGTATTCGCTAAATATGGCTGCTTAGGGAAAGGTATACTATGTATGACTAATGAAATGTTAGCAGGAGCCAATTTAAAAGAAGCTAGCTCAGCAGGATTACAATATTTTATTTTTTATATTATATGAATTTAATTTTAATTTTATATTTTTTTTATTATATTAAATATTTATCCGAGATTGTTTAGTATGGTTAAATTTTAAGGAGGTATTTATATGGATAAATTAAATGCTTTTTTAGGTAAATTTACAGTTGAGTGCTTAGAAACTTTAAGTATCGTTTGCTATGATTGGCTAGTAGTAGCCGGATTGATAGCTTTAGTTTTATATATATTTGGCTGGGAAAAAGGAAAGAGAGTAGGCTTAATGTGCCCTGCTATATATATTATAATCAACATATTAAGTAAGGTGTTATGCCATGCTTAATATAATTCCTAGTAAACCTAAAAGTATGAAATTAAGTGATTATTACGAATATAGAAAATGCGAATATTCAATTATCAGATTAGTTCCTACAAAGAGCAACAAAAATAATAATACTGAACAAATAGCATCTCTAATTAATAAAATGTTTAAGCAGTCTAATAAATATATAAATCAAGCTAGTAAAAAGTTAATTATCGTTCAAAAGCCCAAAGTATCCTTTTATATTCATATTACAAAAGGAAAGGTCCAATTTTATTTTATAATTCCTAAATCATATCTAAATCAATTTAAAATAAAATTTCAAGAGGTTTGGAAAAATGTAGAGATTGAAGAAGTGGATAATATTCCAATGGATATTAATAGCTGCAGTAAATTTGATTTGCATTATAAATATGATGAGTCATTATCTCTTGCGGTTGATAAAAGAAATAATGACTTACTCAATAGCAACATGACGATTACATCTATATTGGAAGAAAATGAAATGGTGGGAATATTATATAATTTTATACCGACTAGCGAAAAAGAATCCAACTATTTTAGATCTAATACCTATCCAAGAGCAATTCAAAGATACAAAAATGGAGAAAATCTAAAAAAGTCAAAAAATATTAAAGATTTATCTGTAATAGCATTAAAAAATTTTATCTCACTCATAAACGACCTCTTAAATTGTATTTTAAACGTACCACAAAATAATCAGCTTATACTTAATCCTTTACAATGTGAAATCTCTCATAGCACCAAAAGAAAAGGCGAGAAGGCAATTTGTAAAAATCAGAGTATAATTTTAACCAAATCTAATGAAAAATCAAGGGAAATTGAACTTTCTAATGCTTTTTCTAATACTTTCAAGATAATTTCAGATGATAATGAGTTAATCATTAATGAAATTACTAAAAACATTGATATAAAAAAGACAATCATAAATCATGTGAATATTAATAGGACAACAATTGAAGAGTGCAGTAATTTTATAAGTATGCCGTCTTTAGAGGTTATAAATCAGTTTAAGATGATTGAACATAATAAGACAGTAGAAAGTCCAGTACCAAAAGAATTAACAAAAGGGATTATTAGCTTAGGTATAAATAAATGTAAAGAAACATATCAAGAAGCATTTCTAAGTGATGATATAAATCTACAATCATTACCACTAGCAATATTAGGAGCATCAAGAAGTGGTAAATCAACTTATAGTGTTAATATGTGCAAGAATATTATAGATAATAATGAAGGATTAATAGTAATTGATTTCATAAAAAATACAGAGTTAGCAGATGATATAAAAACATTAACTCCTAAAGATAGATTAATAGATATAGATTTATCTAATCCAGATATGATACAAAGTCTTTGTTATAATGAATTTAAGATTACTTCTGATATGACTGCTTATGAAATATCAAGTATATCAAGAAAGCAAACTAACAACTTATTAAAAATAGTAAATATAATAAATGGAGATGATAAAGAACTATCCCCTAAAATGAGAAAGTATTTAGGGGCAGCCGCAAGGATTGCATTTTGTTTTCCAAATTCATGTATGAAAGATGTATTAAATATATTACAATTCCATGATATTAGATATAAATATATAAATGAATTAGGAGAAGAATTACAAAATAAATTGAGAGATAGCATATTATCATTAAATGAATTAGATGAAGTAAATAAAAAGGGTGAAGTTACTGGAACTAAGGAAATAAAAATAGAGGGGATCTTAGATAGAATCGACTTGATGAGAGAAAATATAATAATAGATGAAATGATAAGCAAGACTCCAGAAAACAATATAGATTTTGTAAAAGCTATGGAAGAACGCAAAGTAATACTTATAAGAATGAGAGATAAAGATTTTGATGATGATATTTCTATTGATATATTGACTTCATTTTTCTTACAAAAAATATGGGCTGCATTAAAGATAAGAGGGACTATGCATAATTTACCTGACAGAGTAACTGTATTAATAGATGAAATATTTCAAACTCCATGTGCTCAAAAGATATTAGCTAAAAATTTTGTTCAAAGTGCTAAATTTGGGTTAAAGTATGTATTAACTTTACATTACTTGCAACAGTTATCACAAGATGCTCAAAGGGCCATGAGAAATGCTAATGCTAGTTATATGCTTATAAGTGGAGTAGATGAAAATGCATTCAGTTCTTTTAGGAGTGATTTTGAAAAAGAAGGTTATGAAGTAGAGGACCTTTTGAACTTAGAAAGATGGCATAGTTTGAATTTAGTTGCTACATCTAAAGGTAAGAAGGCTTTTATAACTCATTTACCTGCTGAATTAAAAATAAAGAACTAGACATTAAATAGTTTTATAGCTCAACTCCCTTCATAGGGAGTCTTTTTATGTCGAAAACTTTTTTAAATAAATTTAATAAAACATGTTTGATTCGACTCGAATTGTGCTATAATATAATTAATAAAAGATATAGGAGGTAAGGAAGATGAAAAGAAATTTAATGAAAGAAGCTCATAAAATGACAAGGGAAATAGTAAATAAATATGGAGATGTTGATTATATGACTCAATTAAGTTTATGTTTGTCTTTCTTGTCTCAAAAAGGAGGTAAAGAAATGGTAGAGCTTAAAGGGACTGAAAAACAAGTTAAATGGGCAGAAGACATAAGAAATAGAATTATAAAAGTAAATGAAATATTTGAAAAAGCAATAGAAGGTGTTGACATGTATAAAATGGCGAAATCTACATGGCTAGATGATAATATGTATGTTATAGCTCAGGCATCATTAAAGAATATATTAGTTCAAGAAGAAGCTAAGTTCTTTATAGAAAATTTCAGAGGTTTAAAAGATTATATGATAGAAAATACTTTGTTATATGAACCTAAAAAACAAGTTAAATTTATATGGTCATTAGTAAGGGAATTTGAAAATATGTAAATTTTGAGAGGTGTTATTATGAATAAATGGTATAGATTAGGTAAAAAATATTCAAACTTTTTTGAGGGACTAAGAGAAGTAAATGAATTTTTAAGAAAAAATGGTATGAATTTTGAATCTTATTCATTTGATGATTTTTCAGAAGAAAATTATGATTTTCTTTGTAAATATATAGATGTATATCCAGAAGTAGAAAACTACGAATATGATAGAGCAGGAAGGAGATATATGTTTGAATGGGGATTTTTAGCTATTCCTAAGTATAATCAAAGAAAAGCAAAAATGCAGTTTGCAAAAAGCGGAGGCACTGCAAGAGGCAATGCTATAACAAATAGAGTTACTATTCCTACATCTTGGGTAAAATCATTAGGTATAACAGAAGAAGATAGAAATGTTATTATTAAATTAATAGATAATAAAATAGTAATAGAAAAGGGGAAATAGTATGTTTGATTTTAAAAATATGTCATCAGAAGAACTTAAACAATTATCAAAAGATATTAGGATTGAAATAGACAATAGGATGATTAATATTAAAAATATTAAAAAAGAAATAGATAAATTAAGTGAAGAATATACGTTCTTTTTTAGAAGTGTTAGAGAGATTAAGTATCAACCATATGTTGCAAGATGTGAATATGATCGTAAATATGGCATAAAACTTTTATATAAACATTTTGAACATACGTTTGGTAATTATAAAGAATGTCTCGTTGAAGGGAATTATACGTGCAAAGAATTTGAAATTTTAGATATTGCTTATAATAACATTAAATATGGAGAAAGTGGATATTATATAGTTTTAAAAGGTAAATTAACTAAAATATGTAATAAAAATGATATGTTCAAAGTATCATCAATTAAACAATATTTAAAAGGAGATTTATTATTTGATAATTTTCTTGAAATAGTAGGTATAAAAAACACAAATAAAATTATAGATGATTTGATAGAAGAAGATTAGAAGGTGATAAATTGGAATTATTTACAAATTTATACGAACATCAAAAAAAATGTGTTGAAAAGCTCAGAAAAATAAAAATCGGAGCATTATATATGGAACAAGGCACAGGAAAAACAAGAACTGCACTTGAATTAATCAAAATAAGACTAGAAAAAGGTAAAATTAATCATGTTCTATGGTTATGTCCTTACTCTGTCAAAGAAAGTCTACAAAGGGAAATTATAAAGCACGCAGGGGATACATGCAAAGATTTAATTACAATTTGTGGCATAGAAACATTATCAAGTAGCATAAGGGTGAATTCTGAACTGTTAGAATTAGTAAAAGATATGAATTGTTATTTAATAGTTGACGAGAGTAATTTAGTTAAAAATTTTTTTGCAAAAAGAACAAAAAATATTATAAGATTATCAGAATATTGCAAATACAAATTAATATTAAATGGAACACCAATATCAAGAAATGAAGTTGATTTATTTGCTCAATGGTATATTCTTGATTGGAGAGTTTTAGGATATAAATCATTTTGGAGTTTTGCAGGAAATCATATAGAATATGATGAACATATTCCAAATAAGATTAATAGATGCTTGAATGTTGATTATTTATCAAAAAAAATATCATCTTATTCTTATCAAGTTAAAAAAAGTGAATGTTTAGATTTGCCTGAAAAATCATATTCTACTAAATATTACAACTTAACTAAAGAACAATACAAGCATTATGAAAAAGTAGCAAATGACTTAATGTTCGATATTGACGAATTAGAACCTCATACAATCTATAGAATGTTTACAGCACTTCAAAATGTAATATCTGGCTATAAAGTCAATGTTTATCATGAAATAGATACAATAAAACAATATGATATGTATGAATGTGAATATAAAAAAATAGAAGTAAAAAAAGTTACTGGAATGAACAAAGTCAATTTTTTTGGAAATATTGAAAGCAATCCAAGAATACAAAAATTGATTGAAATAATTGATACAATAGCAGAAAAAACTATCATATTTTGTAAATATACCGATGAAATAAAAAATATAGCAACACTTATTAATAATAAATATGGGAAAGATGCAGCGATTGAATTTTATGGAGAACTTAACATAAAACAACGGGAAAAAAATTTAAAAAAATTCAAAAATGAATCAAAATTCTTAATTGCAAATAAATCATGTGCAGGATATGGTTTAAACTTACAATTTTGTAGCTATATAATTTATTATAGCAATGATTGGGATTATGCAACAAGAGCACAAAGTGAGGACAGAGTTCATAGAATAGGACAAAATAAAAATGTGCATATAATAGATATATGCGCTACTTATACACTTGATGAAAAAATAATAAAATGTTTAAAGAAAAAAGAAAACTTAGTTAATGCTTTCAAAAGAGAAATAGATAATAACAAAGATAATTTTGAAGATATAAAATCAGAATATATAAAAGTTAAAAATAGTTTTGGAAAGAAAGTAACTAAAAAAATTAAAGGTAACAACAGGAGGGATTTAATTGAAGGTATATAATAATCAAAATGTATATGAAGCATCAATAGATAGAATTAAATATATGTTTGATGAATTCGATAATGTATTAGTTGCATTTTCGGGTGGAAAAGACAGTGGAGTTTTATTAAATTTATGTTATGATTATGCTAAAAAACATAATAAATTACATAAATTGTCTATGTATCATTTAGATTATGAAGCTCAATATGATTATACAACTAATTTTGTTACAGATTGTTTTTTAAATAATTTTCAAGGAATTAAAAAATTTTGGTTATGTTTACCTATTGCTGCACAATGCGCAGTATCAATGCATCAAGATCATTGGACCCCATGGGACAAAGACGTGGTTGACATATGGGCAAGAAAAATGCCTGAAAATAAATATGTAATTAATGAAGACAATGTGCCTTTTGAATTTAAAAAAGATACTCTTGATTATGATTTGCAAGATAAATTCGGAAAATGGTTTTCTAGTAAATATGGAAGTACAGCAGTCGCAATAGGAATAAGAAGTAATGAAAGCATGAATAGGTATAGAACAGTAAATAGTAGAAATAATAGAATGAAAAAATTTAAATATGACAATAAGCACTGGATAAACATCTACAAAGATAACTACTTAACCTTCAAAGCATATCCTATTTACGATTGGACAACAGAAGATATATGGATTGCAAATGTAAAATTTGGATTTAAATATAATAAACTATACGATCTATATTATCAAGCAGGATTAAGCATTGAACAAATGAGAGTTGCAAGCCCGTTTAATGATTGCGCGGTAAACAGTTTAAAAATATATAAAGTTATAGAGCCTAACACATGGGCAAAATTAGTTGGAAGAGTAAACGGAGTAAATTTTGCTGGAATATACGGAGGAACTACTGCTATGGGATGGAAGAGCATAAAATTACCAAAAGGGCATACATGGAAAAGCTATATGGAGTTTTTATTAGAAACTCTTCCAGAAGAAGTTAAAAATAATTATTTAAAAAAATTAGAGACATCTAAAAAATTTTGGAAAAATACTGGAGGTGCTTTAGATGAAAAAACAATAGAAGAGTTAAAGATTGAAGGAGTTGAATTAATAGAGACTGGAAAGTTAAGTAATAGATCAAAAACAAAACAAGTTATAAAATTTAATGAATATCTCGATGATACAAATGTTACTGAATTTAAATTAATACCAACATATAAAAGAATGTGTATTTGCATAATGAAAAATGACCATTTATGCAAATACATGGGATTTTCACCAACAAAGGAAGAAACTAAAAAAAGACAAGACAGTATTGCAAAATATAAAAATATAATAAGAGGAAAATAAGGAGGAATATTATGAGTTATAAAAGTCCAGTTTACGATATAAAAGCTATACCTATTGAAAAAATAAGAGCAAATGCTTATAATCCTAATGCAGTAGCACCGCCAGAAATGAAATTACTATATCAATCAATAAAAGAAGATGGATATACTATGCCTGTAGTTTGTTATTATATTGAAGAAGAAGACATATATGAAATTGTTGATGGGTATCATAGATATACAATTATGAAAACACACAAAGATATTTATGACAGAGAAAATGGATGCTTACCTGTATCAATTATAGATAAACCAATTCAAGGCAGGATGGCATCTACAATAAGACATAATAGAGCAAGAGGAACACATAACATAGAATTAATGTCAAATATAATATCAGAATTAGTTGAAAGCGGAATGTCAGATGCTTGGATAGCTAAAAACATAGGAATGGATTTAGATGAAATACTAAGATTAAAACAAATAACAGGATTAGCATCATTGTTTAAAGATAAGGAATTTAGCAAATCATGGAATTGAAATCTATGTAAAATTATATAAAAAGGGAGTATATGCTTCTACGTATATACTCCCCTAGGACACTAACCATATCATAAACCGTGTATTAAATATCTAAACAAGTTTAGAACGTTTCACTTATCAAATACACTTGATATAGTGTATGCAAATCACTGGTTAAAAATTGCATGTCCTTTCATATTTAACACATATTTAACATTTAATTTAATATTATCCATTTATACTATATTATTCCTTAATGTCATCATCATACAGATGTTCAATAATCCGTATGATGATGACATTTATATTTTTAATTTTATATCTAATTCAAACTTAGCGTTCCTTTTGTTTTTTTCTTTAAAATAAATAATTTCATCAATTACACTCTTCAAAAGAAAATTCTTAAGTTTAATATCATCTGTTTTTTTATAATTTTCAAGTACTAATTTTATACTTATAGCTAATTCATTATAATTTATATTAATGTTTTTTTCACTTTCTATAAGTTCCAATGTACTATCAATAGCATTTTTATTTTCATCTGTTTTCTTAGAAAGCACTTGAGTACGTTCTAAATAAGTATCAACATCGTATACACCTTTTTCTAGTAGATCATGTAAGTTATTCTTTTGCTTATTTAATTCAACTGCCTTTTTTTTCAATAAAGATAGAGTACATCTTAGATTTTCAATTCTATCATTTTCTTTATTTTCTACTTTATTGGATAATATTTGATTTTCAAACTCTTGTAATATATCTTCTAAATATTCGAGTATAGTCTCCTCTAATACATACATTTTTACTCCACGATTTTCATTGCAAGACTTGCAACACATAAATTTGACATATCCTTCGCCTTTATAATTTGATAATTTATTAGTCATAGTATGTCCGCAGCAAGCACATTTTACAAGACCGGCTAATGGATTAGTTAAATTTTTATTATTTCCAGAAGGAGCTATTTGATTGTTTTGTCTTATTTCATCAGCTTTGTTCCAAATTTCCTCTGATATAATAGGCTCATGGATACCTTTTGCTATAATTATATTTTCTTTTGGCTGCTTTTTAGTTATAGTACCTTTTCTTCTGTAATTATTCCAAGTAACATATCCACAGTATATATTATTCCTTAGTATCCTCCCTATAGCTTGTTGAGAAAAAGGGATACCTGTATTAGTTTTAATACCTATATTATCTAGCCATACCTTTATCTTATAAGCACCATTTCCATTTATATACATGTCAAATATATTTCTTACAATAGCTGCTTTTTCTTCGTCAATTACAAGTGATTTTTTACCTTCTTTATCATATTCAAACTTATAACCATATGGGGCAGTAGAAGCTATAAATTTGCCTTCTTCAACTGATTTAATACGGCCCCTTTGCATCCTTTTGGTTATTATTTTTAATTCTCTACGAGCAAAAAACGCTTTAAATTCAGTCATCTCTTCATCGAGTTCATTATTTAGATCATAAGTTTTATCTGGAGTAATAATTAAAGTGTTGGTTTCTTTAAAAGTATCCAAGATTAATCCTTGGTCCTGCATTCCTCCACGGCCTAAACGATCCAAATCCATACATAGTACAGCATCATACATATTATTTCTAACTTCTTCTAATAACTTCATCATTTTAGGCCTCGATACTATACTTCCTCCGGATACTATTTCTTCATGAACTTCAATAATATCTAAATGTTGTTTTCTTGCAAGTGCTAACAATGCGCTTCTATGTCGAGACAGAGTATCAGTATTTTCTTTTTTCTCTAATTCTTCATCTTGCCTTGATTTCCTAAGATACATACATACTTTCATTATGCTATTTCTCCTCCAAATTCATATTTATAATTATTGTATTTATTTAGAAAATATTTAGCAACTTCCAGTTCATTAATTGATAGTGCTTTACTTAATTTTATTATTTCAATTAAAGTGACATTAACAAATTCATCACTTTCTATTTTTGAAATATAGGCTTGAGAAACTCCTATCATCTCAGCCAATTGCTTTTGAGTTATTT